GAAGCCGCCAAATAAAAAACCCCCGGTGTTTAGCCGGGGGTAAAAGGAGAGGCAACCAATCAAGTCGGCAAGGCCGACAGCTTAGTTTAACTCAAAGCCTCCACACTCGCAAACCTTTTATGCCATCCTCGATGACTACCTTCATGGCTAGCTTCATCTTGAGGCGGCGGGACACCCGGCCAATTTCCACTTTTGCTGCTGGTACATCAATACAGGGTACAAAGAACGAGTACCCCTTGCGGAACTTGGCCCAGTCAATTTCATAGTGAACTGACTCGATTTTCATCGGGGGCGTCTATGTGGATAAAGTCAGCCTGTGAGGCGTCAAACATCAGGGCGCGCACTGCGGGGGACACAACCTTCATACCCTTGGCCATGCGCTTGTTCACTGCTTCCTTGAAGACGTTGGCTTCCTTAAGCTCCTTGAGCAGGTCTTTGTAGTTGATCTGGCGCTCGACGCAGAAGTCCTTGAACGCTTTAGCCGAAATCCACAGGTGCTTAGTGTCTGGCTCGTAGCGTATGAACAACTCACCCTTGGGCTCCATAGTCGGCATCGGCAACATATTACTACGCGCGTCATTCTCACCGTTAACAACCAAAGCGTGATTCATGTTGCCGTTGATGAACTCACCAAGCGTAGAGGCTGGGTTGCTGATTGGGGGCTTGATATCTTCGCGCATCTCGCCGAGCATACCCACCAGCCATGCGTAGATCAGCTTCATGTCGTAGTCGTGCAAACCCAAGTTCCTAGCGATCAAGCCACCTGCAATGTTGCAAGCAGCCACTGCCGACCAGAAACGCTCACGCTGTGTGAACTTAACTTCCTTGTCCAGCTTAGCCTGAATCTGGCGTACCAAATCTTTGGCGGCTTCTAAGTTGTTGACTAGCCACTGCGCGTAAATCTCACCCGCATGCCCGTAGTTCTCGCGCATCTGGTGGTCAAACATCTGCTTGCCGACAGCCACGTCAATCAAGTTGTTGGGCTTGATCTCATACTCAAGCAGACGCATGGACTCACCGTCAGGAGAATCTTTTGCCGCACCGAGCTTTTGGTAGAAGCTAGCGTTGGAGGATGTCAGGGTGATGCCCTGCCAGCTTGTCAGGTTGACCCGCTCCTCGTTGACTGAGCCGCGCATCTTGTTCTTGCCCCGACCCTGCGAGATGCTGTACGACAGATCAGAGAACTCCATTGGGCTGGTGTTCGTAATTTCGTCGATTGTGTTGGGCAAGTTGTTCATCACGCCGAGCCTGTGCATCTTTGCGTTGAACGTGTCCTTCCAGATCGAGGCGTTCCTAACGGGGTGGCCCCATACGCTGTTGCACATAAACAACGCAGTCGACTTGCCTGAGCCTGAGCTACTATGAATCACGTTGATGATCGCACCAGACATGCCCGTGAACTTTAGCAGTGGGGAGCCAAACGCTGTGAGTGCCGCAAATGCGTGGGGTTCTAGGCCCGGCTTAGCGTACATGTTGAACACCTCTTTCCACTTCTCAAAGTCACCGTGTTCAACGAGGTTCTCGGCTACAGTTTTAGTAATGTTTGAGGGCGGGCTGTAGTACACACCGTCCTTTGTAATCTCACGATCACCAAGAATGAACTTGCTGTCGTTATCTACCCAACCAAATTGCGTTCTCATAATTTCTGCCTTTCGCATAACTTGTAAATTTTTTACCAACGTCATCACGTAGGTGCACATAGCATCAACCTGCTTAGCAAACAAGCCGACGCCCTTGGAAGCTAATGCCTCCCTCAGTTTTTCCTTGGATGAGATAACACCCAGAGGGATTGCAAATTCCTTCATACCGTCCATAGGCAGGTGTAGTCGGAACAGCAGTGTCTCCCCGATGTCGGGGTCGGTTAGCCGTTTGATGATGTACAAGTCGTGCTCGTACACAAGCTCCGGTTCGCCTTCGTCTTCAGACGGTCTACGGTAAACACCACCGTTCTTTCCTCTGAAAAAAGGAAATGGGTATTCGGGTATACGTACCGTCTCTACCTCACCGTCCTCTACTACTTCAACTTCGTAGTCTTCATCGTCCGCTTCTTCAATCTCAACACCAAGCATGATCGGTGACTTGATCTTGCCCTTGTGCTTGCAGTCGTTGCAACCACCGGGGTTTTGCTTTTCAAAGGTAGCGCAGTGATGCGGCCCACCTGTTCGTTGTATATCGTCGACTTTGAACTCGGTCTTAAACCTGTCGTAGCCGGGATGGTTTGCAGACATTTTGTGTACTGCTGAATCCCTGTCAACGCAAAACGTTGCAATCGAAAGCGCTGAGCGCCATAAGTTGTAGTCGAGTGTGGCTTGATTCTCGTAGCAGTGGAGCAGTTGGTTGCAACCTTCACCCTGCGCTGATTTCAGCATTATTGTTTTAAATCGCTTGATCTTATTCTGCATCATGGATTCCATCAAAGGACTCATACTGCTGGGAATAAAGTCTGGCTTCTCTTCTACCGGCTTTACATCCGGTGCTCCAAGAATTTCTTTCACCTGCGCGTAGGTCATACGCTGGGTGTTTTCGTTGAGGATTCTTACTTCTAAGGGTTCCTCTTGTTTGAAGTTGTACGTGCCGGGAACGCGCAGTACTCGGGAGGCTTCAAATACAGAAGGGTCGACGATCAAGCCTTGCTCAACGCACAACTCACGAAGGCGGTTAGCAAGCGGCTCCCACTCCAGTCGGCTTACAGTCTCTTCAAGCAACCAGTATGCGTGGATGCCATAGCCTGAGCTAACCAAGATTGGTTTCGGTAACCCTACATTTTTGCAAAACTTTCCAAACTCATTAAGCCCTGTTGGTTGATCGACGTAGCCCTTGATGATTCCTTTCTCATCAGGCACGGCCTTCGTGGGGCCGCAGTCAATGTCCATCCACAGTGCGCGAACATAAGCAACGTTTTCGTGCGTACGGTTATTGAGTGGGCCAAACTTGGCACAGCCAAAATACGCATCAAACCCGCGCTTAACTAGCGCCTCAACTTGTTGGTCTACCTCTGCTCTTGTATCGTAAAACTTCTGATCCGGGTACCTTCCTATCCCTAGCACACAGTACCGACCCTCTTCGGGCAGTACAGCGTTTAGCAGGTCAAAGTTGGACATTTATTTATTTCAGTTGCTGGTGCGCTTTGATGTGGAGGATGTAGTCGCTTATGTCTTTAGCGTAGACAGAATGGGGGACTGTGTCCCCCTTAAACCAATTGTAGATAGTCATTCGGCTCACACCAAAATAATCCGCAATCTTGCTAACGCTTACGTCTGCGCGTATACATGCCCTACCCAAAGCTACACCCAGAGACTTAGTGCTTGCCTGTTTATTTGCGTGCACCAAGCTCTGGCTATAGCCATAGGACATATTTACTCCTCGTCACTCCAAGCCTGCACCACTGCGTCAAGGTCTTTCTTGGTGGTCGGCGTGGGTGCAACTTTAGAAGGTCGCTTGACTGGCTCGTCGACAGCTTCGGCTTTGACCTTAGCCACTGCCTTTGCATCTTCTTGGGCAAACGCTTCGCCCAAAGGCTTAGGCGCTTCCAGCTTGGGTTGTTTGCCAGACATATCCGCTTGATACGGGGTCATGACAACCATCTTCTGAACTTCAGGAGTGTTAGCCACTTTGGTTGTAACAGCGTACTGGGCCTTGTTAATGTGGCCAGTTGGCGTAAACAGCACTGACTGGTTGTCGTTGTCTTCGTTAAAGCTAATCTGCGTAATAACCCAATCCAAGCTCTTGCCGTTGTTGGCCAAATACTTGGAGTAGTTTTCAAACGTGTGCGTGTTATCGCCAACGCTATCGCCGAACAAGGACTTGGAGGCCAAGTTCATTTGATACACAGAACCCTCGAGAGAAGTACCGAAGTCTTCTTCCAGCGTAAGAGCAATACGGCGTGAGTAGCGGCAAGCCTTAGAGTTACCTTGGCCCGAACCCTTGATGTTTTGCTGGCAGCTATCGCAACGGTCTGCTTGTGGGTTGACTGAACCTGCATCGGGTGCACGTCCATCGTTTGAGAAGCAGTCTGGCGCAGTCGGCTCAGCATCTGGGCTCCACTGCTTTGCGTAGAAGATACGACCGACATGGGGGGAAGCATTAACAATGATTGCCCTCAAGTTACCCTTGATTTTGCCCATCTCTTCGCCGCCGACTGTCTTGCGGAAGATGCCGTTCTTGGGCACGATGCGCTTAACGCCCGTGCGGCCAGCGAGTTGCTTTGTAAGGTCACTGACCCCTGCGGCTTGCAGAAAGTCTGGGAGGTCTTCATTAAGAATTGTCAAATTTGTCATTTCAGTTTTCCTTGGAACGTCTAACTACCACGGTGAATTCGTTTTCGACACTCAGCCCTTTGGGGTAGAGGTCTGGATTCTCAGCAAGAAAGTCCTTCATGTTGGTCTGATGAAGTCGTTTCTCTAACAGGCCAAATGCGCCAGTCTCTTCAATGAAACCGTACATCGAATCCCAATCGTTCGTCCAATACCGTGACTTAACCGAACGAATGATTGTGCCGTGTGGGGTGCGAATGCTGTCGGCATTCATGTCTTTGCATACGTCAAGCATCTCTTGCGCTAACACCTTCATCTGGCTTTCAAGGTCTTGGTCTTCGGCCTCAAACGCTTTCTTGTTAGCCGCGCGCTTGTCGCGTATCTTGATGTAAATCGAGGTCAACTTGCCCACGTTAGGGGGAGCGACTACTTCTTCAACTTCTTCCATCTGATTCTCCTGATAGGTTAGTGGGTGTGTGGCAGTGGCAGTTCACATAAAGCAGTGTGTTTCTCAATTAGGAGGTCTGTGCAACGGCGCTAACCCGTTGCCCACCACAGCCACACAACTCGAATATAACACAACATTTGACACTGTCAAGGGGTGTCTGAAAATTCTTGTCGATAAAGATCAATTATTTTTTCGTGGTTGTTGATGTTGTTGCGGAGCAACGAGTACAGGCGCTTCTCCGTCTGACTGCCGTGGATGTGCACAACTGTCATTGGGTTGCGCTGGCCGGGTCGGTCGATACGTGCGTTCGCTTGCAGGTATGTCTCAACGCTGGAGGTGGGAGCGTACCAAATAACAGTGTTAGCCGCAGTAAGTGTTAACCCGTGGGAGGCCGCTTGCGGCTGGAT